ATTTAAAATTTTCATTTCTTACGAAAAAACGGCTCTATATAATAAGGAAATTAAACGTTTAAATTAATTCTGAATGTCATAGGTCTTGTGGACGATAGAACGTCTAAAAACGTGTAAAAACACTATATAAAACGATTCATCGGTTTGAGGTGAAATTACAAGGGGGAAAAACGATGAAAAAGCATAAAAAACGTAAAGTTAGGAAAGCGATTGCTCGTAGAGCTAAATCATTTGAAAAATATCGTGTTGAAACTGCTTGGCGAAACATATTCGTACAAGCTGGCATCCTAAAATAAGTGAGGTGGCATACACATTGCTAGAATGGTTAAAAGATTATCATAAATTAGAAGATGAAATTATCTACTTAGAAAGTGATTTAGATAGAAGTAAGCGAGAACTGAAACGTTGGGTTTTTGGCGACTTACAGGAAGTACGTTTAACTGCTGATTCAGAAGGAGCAAAACTTGAAGATCGTATTGCTGTACGTGAACATGACTTAGCTCATAAGATGAATGACATGTTTGATTTCAAAAAGGTAATTAGTACGTTTCACGGATTGGAACACAAGATTATGTATGGTAAGTATGTGGAGGGCAAGACATTGGAAAAGCTTGCTGAAGAGTTAGATTACAGTCCGCGTTATATCTATAATAAACATTCGCAAATAAAGCGTATGATTGAATATGCTCAAAAGCTAAGTTAACAAAACATTAAGTTCACTTCAGTTCATGTTAACTATTGCAAAAAGGGGTTATAGTAATAACATAAAGAATTGACGAAAGGGCGACTGAATGTATCGGTTGCTCTTTTGTTATGTGTGGATATTAAAATATCACGTACCGGAATATAAATAGAAAAGATAAAGATGGTGATTAGGGAATGGATTGGGTAGACTTTTCAGGAATTCTAATATGGCTAATCATCCTTCGTGTCTATTATCGTTATGTTACAAAATAAACGAAAATACAGGTAGTTAACAAAGTGAAGTTTATGCATAGCAAATTGGCTATTGACAGTGAAAACGCCTATAAATACAGCAATGTATGAGATTTGCATAGTATTCCTTTATATACCAAATATATAGGATAAATGGTTGAAGTCGGGAAATGACTGATACATCAACACTTTGTTAACACATCTAGTTTACATAAATAAGATTATACTCAGTTAATGTAAGGTATATATTCCTTTTATACCAAATGTATAGATGAATATGTATTTATATATTATTCATTTCCCTGTATAAATTAAATTAGACTATGAAATTTTTAAAATAAGATTCTTTTAGCATCCATTCGGGTGCTTTTATTTTGGAGGAGGATGAATGTTAATGAAAGAATTTGAATTTGGCGGTGTAAAGGAACTAGCGAGAAGTATTCAAGGTCAAGTGGATATGGGAATAGTAAGAGTTAAACAAATCCATAGTGAACGTAATGGGAAAGAAGTTAAATATGTTATTAATGTTCTGGAATTGGATAAAGAGGAAACAAATAATGAGTTATCAGTCAAAGTAGACGTTGATACAAAAGAAGCTAATGAAAACATTAAGGAATTAACTGCTGCAGCTAATGAGTGTGTAGAAGCATTTGAGAAACTAAATGATACTATGACTGGATTAGGGAAGTTGATTAATAAACCTAAATGGGTTTTAAATGGCACACCGGTTGATACGTTGTATAGAGAGAAACAAATAAATGAGTGGCTTAATGGTAGTGGGCCATTACCTACTGAGAAATGATTAAACCAATAGCAATTATCGTAGGCGCAACCTTAATGTGGTTAGCGCCTTATTTGTTGTTGAGAAGGAGTGAAAAACATTGACTAACTTCTATAAAACAAAACGCTGGAAGAACAAACGAATCAATGTACTAAAGCGTGATTCATACCAATGCCAAGAGTGTAAACGATACGGCAAGAACAAAGAAGCAACAACAGTACATCATATCCATCCATTGAGGAATAGACCGGAGCTAAGACTCACAACAAACAATCTGGTTAGCCTGTGTGGAAGATGTCACGATAAGATGCATGATCGTATCAGTGATGAGTTAACAGAGTTAGGTAAGCAATGGATAGAACGTGTGGAGAGGATGAGGGAGAATGGAACTAAGTAAACTTGAGAAGGCAATTGCTATTGGTACAATCCTTTCAGGTATCAAAGCGGAAGAACTTACAGAGTATGTGGACGTAGAGAAGTTACCACGATTAATAAAAGAAGTAGAAGCATTGACTGATAACACAACACGAAAGGTAAAGAAAGAAGCTGATATAAGTTTAATTAGTAAGCTTATCGATTCATTCTTAGAGGAAAACAAACAAAAACAAATAAAACAATCCCCCCCACTAAAAAAATAATCCAAAAGGTCTTATGGGGACCGAGAGGGGGAACTTTTTCCCTCTCTGACGGATTTTTGAAAAACTTTTTTGGAAGGAGGAATGTCTATGGCGAAGAAAGCTTCAACCAAAGAGACAATAGCAAAAAACACAATTAGGGATATGAAAATATTAGGTGTTTATAAGCCTGAATATGACCCTTTAATCGATGTTTATTCCGATTTATTTTCCCAATACATCCGTTTTACAAGAGAATTTGAAAGTAATGGTTTTCAATTTGAAACTGAAACGGCAAATGGAGGGAGTAAAAAATCAGCTATTATTTCTACAATAGAAACATTAAGAAAAGACCTATTAGCGTATTCTGATAGATTATGTTTGAATCCAAAATCTTTAAATCTAGAGCCACCAAAAAAGTCTGAGGGGTCGCCATTAGATCAATTCCTCTTGACACAGATGTGATTTAAATGGATTTATCTCATATTAATTCAGATAATTTTAAGGTGGCTTTAAATTATGCTGAATCAATTGTAGATGGGAATAAAATAGCTTGTGTGGAAAACAGGCATGCAGCACAAAGATTTCTGAATGATTTAAAACGAGACGATTTAGATTTTCGACAAGAACAATTTGATTTTGTTATAGGGCTGATAGAAGGTACTGTAGCGCATCAACAGGGAGAAGATTTAAAAGGGACTCCATTGAAAGGAACTCCTCTTAAATTGCAACCTTGGCAAATATTTGTCATCGTAAATTTAGTTGGATTTTTTAATAAAGGAAGTAACGTAAGACGTTTTCATGAATCCTTATTAATGATTGCTCGTAAAAATGGGAAAACAGCTTTTGCTTCAGCTTTAGGATGGGCTTTATCAATATTGGATCGTAAAAGTGGTTCTAAGTTATATATATTGGCAAACAGTCTTAAACAAACTATGGAATCTTTCGGATTCTTAAAATACAATGTTAATCGTTTAAATGATGACAGCATACGAATAAGGGATAATAACCAAGAGCATTCAATCACTAAAGAATTTGGTGATGGAGGCTCCATTTTTATACAAGCATTAGCAAATGACCCAAAACGATTAGATTCATTGAATAGTAACTTGTTGATTTTGGATGAGGTTCATACCTGGCAATCAGCAAAACAGTATATCCTGATGAAAAACTCACAAAAGGCATATCGAAATAAATTGCTAATTGCTATTTCGACAGCAGGAGACTTGCCAAGCGGTTTTTTAGCACATCGTTTGGAATATTGTAAGAAGGTTTTAAATGGTTCAGTAATGGATGATGAATATTTCATATTTGTTTGTAAAGCGGATCAAGATGAAAAAGGGAATGTTACTAATTATAATGACCCTGAAATCTTAGAAATGGCTAATCCGTCATGCGGTGTGTCAGTTGAAATTGTGGATTTATTAAGAGATGCTGAACTTGCAATGAACGACCCACAAACGCGGGGCGAATTTTTAAATAAAACTCTTAATATATTCACTTCATCAATGAATGCGTATTTTGATATTAATGAGTTCAAATACTCGGATAAACAATACAGTTGGACATTAGAAGAGTTGGCTAAATTACCTATTGATTGGTATGGAGGAGCCGATTTATCTAAATTGCATGATTTGACCGCATCAGCTTTGTATGGCCGTTATAACTACAAAGGTAAGGAAATTGATATTGTCATCTCTCATGCATTTTTCCCAATTGTCGCAGCGCATGCCAAAGCTGAAGAAGATGGAATACCTTTATTCGGTTGGCAAGATGACGGTGTATTAACTATGAGTAATACCGCAACGGTGCATTATGATGACATAATAAATTGGTTTAAATTAATGAAAGCCAAAGGCTTTAAAATTAAGAAAGTCGGATTTGATAAAAAATTCGGTCGAGAATTTTTCCTTGGTATGAAAGGTGCAGGATTCAAGATTGTGGATCAACCTCAATATTTCTATAAAAAATCAGAAGGATTCCGTCGCATTGAAATGAAAGCGAAAAACGGATGTCTTTATTATGTCCACAATCAGGCATTTGAATATTGTGTACAGAATGTACGTGCCATCGAAAAAACAGATGACATGATACAGTATGAAAAAGTTGATGGTGATGGTGGTACACAACGTATAGATTTATTTGATGCAGGTGTATTCGGGGCAGTACAAATGCTTGAAGATATGACCAAATCAATGGACGCTTCCAAGTGGCTAAAGAATAAATGATGAAAGGAGGTGCAATCTTTGGCATTTTGGAGGAAGAAAAAAACACGTTCAGCCGTTACAATTCCATTTGCGATTGGTGATGTTGAAACAGTTGGTTATACAAGGCTTTCAGACAATCCAGACGTATTAATTGCAGTAGATAAAATTGCTGATTTGGTTTCAAATATGACCATTCATCTCATGGAAAATACAGATGAGGGTGATAAACGTTTGCGAAATCAGTTATCACGAAAGATAGACATTGAACCACATCGTAATATGACTCGTAAAAGTTGGATTTATAAGATTGTTAGTGATTTATTACTTCATGGTGATGGTAATTCTATCGTCCACATTGGTATTGATCCACAAACAACTTACATTGATGATTTAACGCCATTTCAAATGCAAGCTGTGAGCTATGAAGATGTGGAGGGCAACTACCTCATCAACTTCAACGGCACAACATACACGCCAGACGAGGTGATTCACTTTGTAATTAATCCTCATCCGAATTATCCATATCGCGGCACTGGATATCGTGTGGCATTAAAAGAAATCGTAAAGAATTTAAATCAAGCTACAAAAACAAAGAATAATTTCATGAGTGGCAAGTATATGCCATCACTTATCATTTCTGTGGATGCCATGACAGAAGAACTGTCCAGTAAAGAAGGACGAGATAACATCATGGCTAAGTACTTTGCGGAAACAGAAGGCGGTAAGCCTTGGATTATTCCGGCTGATTTAATCAAAGTAGAACAAGTTAAACCTTTATCACTAAAGGATATTGCCATCAATGAAGGCGTTGAATTAGATAAGAAAACTGTTGCTGGACTCTTTGGGATTCCGGCATTTTTCTTAGGTGTTGGTGATTTTAACAAAGAAGAATATAACAACTTCATTAACACTCGTATTTTTTCAATAGGACAAGTAATAGCGCAAACACTAACACGTGATTTGTTATTCAGTCCAAATTGGTTCTTCCGTTTAAATCCACGCAGCTTATATTCATACAATTTAAGCGAAATGGTGGCAGCTGGAACGCAAATGGTCGACCGAAATGCAATGCGAAGAAATGAATTACGTGATTGGGTTGGCTTAGATCCTGATGCTGAGATGCAAGAACTTATCATCTTAGAAAACTATATCCCAGCTAATAAAATTGGTAGTCAAAACAAGTTGAAAGGGGGTGAGAACAATGAATAAACGTCATATGCATTTCACGTCAGAATTAAAAACAAGAGCTAGTGAAAACGAAAATGAAGCTGTGATTGAGGGATATTTTGTTGTCTATGATCAAGAAACTGAATTATGGCCAGGAGCGTTTGAAGAAGTTGCTCCAGAAGCATTTGAAAATAGTTTACGTAACAATGACATTATGTGCCTGGATAATCACGATTCAAGAATGGTTTTAGCTAGTTTTGGTAGTAACACACTTGAATTAAAATCTGACAATCACGGTTTATGGGGTAAAGCAATTATCGATTTAGAAGATCCAAACGCAAAGAGTGCTTATCGTAAAGTACAGACTGGGAAAGTGCGTGGTTGTTCATTTGGTTTTTACCCAACAAAGGAAGACCAAATTACACGCGATGATGGGACGATGAAGTGGAGAATCACTGAAGCCGAATTACACGAGGTTTCAATTACAGCATTCCCAGCATATCCACAAACGGATATTATGGCCCGACAAAAAGATGTTGAAACCATCAAGAAACAAAGGTTAGAACAAAGAAAAAAACAATTAAAG